ACTGCAAAACTATTAAAGAAAATAAAGAAGAAGGCAAGAAAATGAGTTACGGATCAATGATGGGTTCAGGTATCTATTCAGAAGAAGTTACACGCGAAATAGTTTGCAAAGAGCGTTGTGATGAATGCCCTGAAAATGCTGCTTGCCCTACTTATTGGAATGAAGATTTTGCAACAGATGATTGGGGCAATATAGATCAAACAGTGACTTGCCCTACCTGCAAGCATTCATACACCTACAAGGAGGAACAAGAATGAGTTACCACATAGTTGTAGTAACAGATGGGCAAGAAACATTCAAAAAAGATTACAACAATTGTTTGCAAGCAGTACACGATTATGACAAATTTGTTGATGTAGGTTTTGCTGGATTTGGGCAATTAATTTTTTTAGTTGAGCCTGACGGCACCTCACATCAAAAATATTTCTCACGAAAACCATAATTTATGCAAGATCACATGGAGGATCAGGGTAAAATAATCACAGTCCAAAAACTACTCTCAAAGGGGGAAATCATGGACAGCAAACTAAATCGGTGCGCTTATGGCGCTTGGCATTACGGAGAAAAACTCTGCGAAGTATGTAATTTGGGGGCTAAGGAGTAGCCCGTTAAGTTTGTAGCACAAATCCTTTTAGCGGCCCTTTTAGCGGTTGGATTTGTTGCTGGCACACCTGCTGCTGCCGAAGCCCCACATTTAACGCAAAAACAAAAAATAAAAGCGTTGGAGCCAAAACAGTATGCGCTCGCCATGGTTAAAAAACAATGGAAACCTGATGCGCAAAAACAGTTTGCCTGTTTGCATCAACTCTGGACAAAAGAAAGCAACTGGCGTTCAAATGCTTTAAACAAGAGTTCAGGTGCATTTGGAATTGCCCAGTTTTTGCCGACTACTTGGGCTAACTACAAATATCCATACAAGCCAAAAGATCCACAAATTCAAATTGATGCTGGATTGCGTTATATCTACAAGCGCTATTCTTCTCCTTGCCACGCTTGGGCTTTTTGGCAAAAGAAAGCAGGCCCAGATTTGATCGGTGGCTGGTATTGAGTAGAATAAATTATGGACAAAAAAGTTGTAAAAATTGTGCAAGATCGTGCTGGTAATTACTGCGAAGTTTGCGGGTCACCAGCACTGCCGTCTATGGCGCTGCATCACAGAAAACTCAAATCCAGGGGTGGCAAAGACACGCCAGCCAATTTAATTCAGATACATCACGGCTGCCATAACCTAAATACCGATAGTATTCACCTCAATCCTACAAAAGCGGAGGCAAAAGGTTGGTTATGTCCATCATGGAGAGAGCCAAACGAACACCCTTTTGTTAAACCAGATGGAACTATTGTTTTGTTACAAGATAATGGTTCTGAATACATAATGATGGAAGGCGATTAAATGAACATAACAGTTAAAGGCAATGTTGGATCTGAGCCAGAATTAAAGTTTTCTAAAAACAATATGGCTTACATAAGTTTGAGTGTTGCACATACACCACGCGTTAAAGATGGTGATGATTGGAAAGACGGAGATACCATGTGGTTTAGAGTGGTGCAATTTGGATCTAAGGCTGAAGCAACTGCTGATTGCATTAAAAAAGGTGATGCAGTGCTTGTGTCTGGTGCATTAAAACAATCTAGTTACACCGACAAAGAAGGCAAAGAGAAGGCATCATTAGAAATTACAGCAGATCACATAGGTTTAGTGCCAAGATTAATTAAAAAAGTTGCTACTAGAACTATTATCAAAGAAGGAGAAGGAGAATTTGCATGGTAACTGATGGATTAATTAGTGCAGCAGAAGCAGCGCAAACGCTTGGCATAACTATGAATAACTTACGCCAAATACAACATAGAAAAACAATTACATGGGTTGAGAAATCAGGCCGTAATGTTTACTATCGCAAAGAAGATGTTGAAAATTATGTTGCAAAAAGACAGGCTCGCGCCAAATGAGTAAAGAAAAATACATTAAAGCGTTAAAAATCTGGGTACATTACGGATTCTTCTTAAAGCGTTTTGGTTTAGGTTTCACTATTGATAAGTACCAATTCTCATTTGACATTGGACCTTTCTGGTTTGGTGTAGAATGGGAATAACAGAAGATCCAGAGGTAAACACCGCATTGCAGTTGTTTGCCGAAAGATTACGGGCAAAAGGCAAAGACACATTAGCCTTTAAGATAGAAAATTTGATTGATCTTGTTAAAGATGAAGTTGAGAAGGAAATCAAAGCAAAACCCCGTAAGTAAAAGTATTATTTCTGCTATGACATTAGTAATAGAAGAAGAAGTGACCATAGCGGATATTGATGAAGCGCTGAATCACTTAAACCTTATGCTCAAAACAGACCAATATGGTGACCGCCTGACATGGCAAAAGAAGCAATTAATCTTACAAAGTCTTGATGATCTACTAGATGTAAGGCTTGAATTAACTAAAGAATTGTTATAGGTTTACCTCACAAAGCAGGGCCAGATGCCTTGCTGAGTGCTGGATAAAGCCCTCACAAACTGTTGCATTTGGGAAGATGCGATAAGTTGTGGGGGTTTTGTTCTACAAAGGAGGAAAGATGATTAAGTTTAGAAGCCCGATCTATTTTGTGAAGAAGCACAATAGGTTTGTTAACGCTTACTGCTTTCATTGTGGGAAAAGCGTTAAATTACACTTTAGTCAGGTGAGAGCATACATTTACTGTAATTCTTGCAAGTAATTATTTAACTCAATTTGATAGTTAATGTTTCCTAATTTATAGTGAACACATGGTAAGAAACATAACACCTGAGCCAGACCAGATTGAGCGTGAGAACAAAGTTCTTGAATTGCGCTCACAGTCTTACACCTGGCGAGCCATTGCAGGAGAAGTTGGTTATGCCAGTGGTGCTGGTGCGCTAAAGGCTTATATGAGAGCCATTAAACGCCAACAACAAGAACCTGTTGAAGCAGCCTTGTTTATGGAGTTATCCCGCTTAGATGAATTGCAATCAACTTATTGGGAACCTGCGGTGCAAGGCAATATGAGAGCAGGTGAGTTTGTTTTAAAAATTATGGATAGGCGAGCAAAGTTCTTGGGGCTAGATGCTCCAACTAAAATACAAGCAGAGGTGGTGAGTTATGAAGGCGGAGCAGGAACCCTTGATGCCGAAGTTGATAGAATCGCAAGAATCATTGACGGAGTTGATGGAAACAGCACAATCACCCTCACTGAACAGCAGGATCAAGGCGAGCAGGTTTATATGGAGAAACCGTTTAGCGCGTAAAGAACAATTACCTCCAGATGGCGATTGGAATATTTGGCTTTACATGGCTGGTAGAGGTGCTGGCAAAACGCGTACAGCAGCCGAATGGCTGGCCTGGGAAGCCATTAGAACGCCTAATACCAGGTGGGCGATAGTTGCCCCTACATTCTCTGACGCTAGAGATACTTGTGCTGAAGGCGAATCTGGAGTTATTTCTGTATTGAGCCGTTACCGAATGCTGGCGCATTGGAACAGATCCATGGGCGAGATCTTATTAAATAACGGATCCAGGATTAAATTATTCTCTGCTGACCAACCAGATCGTTTTAGAGGCCCGCAACATCATGGCGCTTGGTGTGATGAGTTAGCAGCGTATAGATATTCTGACGCTTGGGATCAATTACAGTTTGGATTGCGCCTGGGCGATAAACCTAGAATTGTAGTTACAACAACACCGCGACCTATGCCGTTAATTAGAATGTTGGCTAGTAGATCAGATGGCACGGTAGTTATTACAAAGGGATCTACATTTGATAACGCTGCAAATTTAGCGCCATCTGCATTACTTGAATTACAAGCCCGCTACAACAACACAAGGCTGGGCAGACAAGAACTTTATGGCGAGATCTTAGAAGATACTGAAGGCGCTCTATGGACTAAGGGAGTTATAGAACGCAACCGCCTAAAGAAAGCCCCTGCGTTATCCCGTATAACTGTTTCTATTGACCCTGCGGTAACTAATACGCAAGCCTCTGATGAAACTGGAATCTTAGTTTGTGGATCTGATTCTGCTGGGCATGGGTATGTGCTTGGAGATTACTCTTTTAAAGGATCACCTTTAGATTGGGCAAGCAAAGCCGTATCTGTATTTGATGAATGGAAAGCGGACACAATCCTGGTAGAAGTAAATCAGGGCGGAGATATGGTGAGTGCAGTTCTAAAACAGATTAGGCACTCTCTACCGATTAGGGAAGTGCGAGCGCACATAGGTAAAAGATTACGGGCTGAACCTGTTGCTGCAATGTATGAACAAGGGCGAATCCACCACATAGGAGAGTTCCCTACCTTAGAAGATCAAATGACCGTATGGACACCGAATGATCCTGATTCACCAGATAGGATTGATGCTATGGTTCAAGCGTTTAGTAATTTGCTTGGCTCACAAAATGTTAGTAATTACTTTAATGCAATTGCAAACTTTTGCCCTAAGTGCGGATTACCTATGCCTAAGTCAATGTCACATTGTTCTAAGTGTGGAAGCGCTATGATTAGCGTTGCTGAAACACAAGAGCAATTAATTTAAGGAGATTCACATGGGTCTGCGTGACCGAATCGCAAGAGCAATAGCAGGATCCAATTTAGAGAAGGCTCCGCGTTTACCTGCGGGTTCAACAACAATGACTGAACAAGAAATGCGCAACCGCGCTGGTGGTTCTATTGGTCAATCTTATGGAAACAATGTGCCACTACCTAGAAATCCTTGGCAAGCAATGGTTCCATTTGGTCCAGGCTTACCAATTACACCTGGTGCAATTAACCCATTAAGACCAGATGGCAGACCAGATCCGCGTAGATTTGAATACCAAGTAGCACAAAATATAAATGTTACTGAAACCCGTTTAATATCATTTAAAACATTAAGAGCAGCAGCAGATCAAATAGATATTCTGCGTAGATGTGTAGAAGTTACTAAATCAAAATTATCAGGACTAGATTGGGATATTGTTCTTGGATCTGATGCCTCTGAAAAGATTGCAGCCGAATCAGGCGGAGATCATGTACGCGCTATGGCTAAAGCCCGCGAGAAATACACAGAAGAAATTAATAGAGTGCGTGAATTTTGGGAAAATCCAGATCGCGCTAACGGACTTACATTTACAGACTGGTTAATGATTGCTGCTGAAGAAACTCTTGTTATTGACGCTCTTGCAGTATTCCCACAACCAACAGTAGGTGGAGATTTATACGGATTACAGATTTTAGATGGCGCAACAATTAAGCCGCTTATTGATGATCGCGGTATGCGCCCTGCGCCACCATCTCCTGCTTACCAACAAATTCTTTATGGATTCCCTAGATCTGAATTTAGTGCGAACGCTGATGATCCTGCTGCTGATGGTGAATTTACTGCTGATGATTTGGCTTATATGGTGCGCAACCGTAGAACTACAAGCGTTTATGGTTATTCACCAGTAGAGCGAGCGCTGCCATTGGCTGACATTTACCTAAGAAGGCAACAATGGATCCGCGCTGAATATACAGATGGTGTAATGCCAGATCTGATGTTTACAACTGATGCCGAATGGGGAACTAACCCTGATCTGCTACGGGCTTATGAAAACATTTTAAATGATGACTTGGCTGGACAGACTGAACAGCGCAAGCGCGCTCGCTTACTACCTACTGGATTAACTCCAATATCAAATGAAGGATATGGCGAGAAGTTCAAAGACACATTAGATGATTATTTGATTACATCTATTTGCGGTCATTTTGGCGTACAACCATCTGAGATTGGGTTTGCTCCTAAAGGTGGATTAGGTGGCGCTGGATATGAAGCAAGCAGGGCTGAAACTGCTGAGGCTATTGGTATTCAACCATTGGCTAACTGGTACTCAAAGATGATTACTAACCTTTCTTATGCTTACCTAGGTATGCCAAGAGAACTTGAATTTAAACTGATGACCTCAAAGCGTTTAGACAATGAGAGCAATGCTCGCAAAGCACAAATTGAGGTTACATCTGCTGGTAAAACTATTAATGAGCGTAGATCTGAATTGGGCTTACCTTTACTAGATACTCCGCAAGCAGATATGCCGTTGCTTGTTGCTGGTGCTGATATTTTCTTGTTTTCACCAGATGGAATCATTAACGCTAAAGAGGTAATCTCTGCTCCTGCATTAGAGGGGCCAAACGCTACTGCTATTGCGCCATCTACTCCAGATACAGCAGAGAGCAAGCCTGAAGAAACACCAGAGCCTAAAGAAGAATCTGAGATTGAAGAAGAAGTAGATAGGCAGACAGTTGATGAAGTTAAAGCCTTTATGAAGTGGGCTAACAAAGGCAAACGCGCCCGTCTATTTGAATTTAAATCTTTAGATCCTATTGTTGGGGAAGCGCTTAACCGTTGTGCATTTGACGGGGATTTAGAAACCGCAAGAGCGCTCGCTAAAGCGTATCTAACATGATTTGGGAACGCGCTCTGGAAGCAGATGCGCGTTTAGCGGCTAGGAACGCGGTTAAGATCAGGGCTGCTATTGCTCAATCTTTTGATGCAAAGCGTGTATTTGAACAGTACCTATCAACTCAACCTGCGGTAAGTAATAAACCTGCGCAAGATCGCGCCCGCGCTAGAGCATGGGTGATGCTCAATGTCCGCGTCAATATGGAACCGCTCAAAGAGGTAATGCTTAGAGTTTGGGCTGAAGGATATGTAACTGGAGATGCGTTTGCTGAAGAACAAGTTGCTATGGCTAGAGTTGCACAAAAGGCAGATGACGGAAGTTACATAGATTGGGATAGTTGGCGGCCAGGAGATCAAGCCTCTGCATTATTACTGCGACCACCTAAAGCATTTCAACAATTACTACAAATGCAAAGCATTACATTCAAGGATTTCTCTGATACCACGGTAAGAGATATTGGAAATGCCGTTGCTGATGCTATTGAACTAGGTATGAACGCTCAAAGATCCGCTAAGAACATTGCTAGACATGTGGCTAATCCTGCGCGAGCGCTGAGCATTGCTATCACAGAACAGAACCGCGCTATTTCCTACGCCACTATTAACCGCTTTAAAGAATCCGAGATTCAGAAGATGGAATGGCAAACATCTAGCCCTTGCGATAAATGCGCACAAAACCAGGGCCAAGTTATTGAAATAGGCGGAACATTTAACTCAGGATCTACCCAACCGCCTGTTCACCCGCATTGCCGTTGCGTATTGCTACCTGTAATTCCTGATTTTGATGAATTAGATGCAACCCCAACAGGCACAACATTAGTAACCCCGCCTGCTCCATCTGTATTGCCTCCAGTTGTAGCCCCAACCGTAATTGCACCTAAGCCTGTATCTGTAAATCCAGGTTTTGCAATCTATGATGAAATGGATAGCCGACCATTCATACCTGGTAAGTGGGAAGTTGTACCAAGAGAGGCTATGCGAGAAGTAGAACTATCAAACATCATACGCTCACGCACTACAACAATTGATAGAGCAAGAGCAGCCGTAATTTACGATATACATGCAAAGAAAATGGATCGGGATTTTGTTGCCAAGGGTGTTGTTTACAAAAACGGTCCTATTGAAGTTCAATTTGGTGGCGTGGGCCTTGGGGTCAAAGAAGAAATCCGCAAACAGGTAATTGAGGAAGTGGAAAAACTACAAATCAGTAATCCTAAGAACCGTGCCGTAGTCCACATTACTAAAGACAGCAAGAATAAATATGGCTGGGCATATCTAGGCCAAGAAGATCTATGGGTAGTTCCTAAGATTGTTAAAGATACAGAATTAAAAGTTAATAGCGCTGGTAGATTCAAGATGCCAGTAACTCCAAGCACTACTCAATTCCAATACACCTTAGCCCACGAATGGGGCCACATAGTTGATAATCTTTCTCCTGGTTCTATTTCAAGACAGAGCGCAAGAACAACGGAAGTAATTACTAAACTTAAAAAAGAATTTCCTGATGCGTTTAAGAGCGGATACTCAGCAGAGAACAGCAAAGAATTTTATGCTGAAATGTTTACCGAGTATTACAGGACCAGTGGAGCAACCCCTAACCCACTTGTTCAGGCTATGGCTACGGAATTTGGCTGGAAAGTTCCTGGCGGGGTAGTACAACCTAAGCCTGTTCCAGTTCCTACTCCTAAAGAACCTGCCAAGGCTAAGACAGTTAAGGCTAAGTACAGCAGCCAAGATGATTTTGATAGAGAAGCCATTGTTGCTATTACCAAGGTTAAACCAAATGAAATGGGCATAGTAACTATTTGGAATGGTGCTACTCAGCGATATGAGGAAGCATTTAAATACACTGGTGATGACCGATTAAAAGCCATCTTACAAGCCCAAGGATTTACTGCTAAACCTACAATATTAAGCGCAAAAGAATTTGAAGTGTTAGAGGGATTAGGCACAACAATTCTTCACCGTGGATTAACTCCTAGCGCAACCAAGTCAGTTGATTCAATGATTAAAGATTTCAAGGAAGGTGATATGTTTGTTGGTACAGGCGTTGTTGGTAATGGCGTTTATACAGGCACGGATCTTTCTTATGTAATTAAATACGCAGGTGGTAAACCTGAGAATGTAATGACCATGGCGTTATCTCCAAAAGCAAGAACGATTAGCGTAGATGATGCTAAAAATGGAGCAAAAGTGTATTCAAGTGCTTTTTTTGACAGAGCATTTAAAAGGCCATACCAAAATCCGCAAGCGGGTAGGTTTGTAGATTCATTTGGGGATTTAGATGAAGAAACATTTAGGCAACTAGGCATAATTTATCAAGATCCAGGTAGATACGCAGCCTTAAACGGTTATGACGCAATCAAATATGTAGATGATGATGGAGGGGTGTTTGTGATACTAAACAGAGGGGCGCTAAGGGTGAAAGAATGATTACAGACCATGTAATAAGCATAAAGTGGGCAACAGCAATTAACAGTTTCAAAATAAACAAGATAGGAGATGTTGAAGTCCTTGATGAATTTAGGGGTTGGTACACAAAGGCATCATCTATTAATGAAGTGCCGCAACCATATAGAAACTGGGTGCTAAATGGGCTGCCAGAAAAATACACAACACTAAAACCAATAAAGGAGGCGTAATTAATGAACGAACAAGAAGAAAGTTGCGATCCAGTAGATTTTATAGATCCTGAAGAAGCAACATTACAGGAACTTTATTACCTGGCTGAAAGAGGTGTGCCAGAAGCAAAAGAGATAATAAAGCGTTACGATAAAGAAGTTGATATTATTATGGCTGAACAAGCAATTAAAAAATCAATGCAAGTTACATGGATAGAGGATTAAATGTCATTAGTTCACATTTCAACAACGGTTGGAACAACACCAACGCTACTTTGTACAATTCAAACAGGACTAGGTTCTGTACCAATCCAAATAAATAATCAAAATACCCAACCAATTTTTATTGGTGACGCTACTATCACCGCTACGGGGGCAGGTAGAGGAACACGCATAGCCGCAAATGGAAACTTTCAATTATGGGCGCATGGTGGCGATCAAGTTTATGCTATTTCTGCTGCTGGAACTTCTGCTGGAGATGTATCACTTCTTTATTCAGGTAATTAAAAATGTCTGAAGGTTTTGTTCCACCACAAGAAGTAAGAAACAATGCCAAGCGCGGATTAGAATTACGCAGGGAGCATGGTAGAGGCGGAACAGAAATTGGTGTTGCCCGCGCCCGTTCTTTATCAAATGGACAATCACAACCTTTAAAAACAATTAACCGTATGGTTTCTTATTTTGCTCGCCATGAGGTTGATAAAAAAGGTGAAGGTTGGGGAAAAGACAGCGCAGGTTACATTGCTTGGCTATTATGGGGCGGTGACGCTGGTAGATCTTGGGCAAACAGGATTGCAAGAGAAAACAAAAAGAAAACAACGGAGAAATCAATGATAAATGATTTAACAACAGCCTTTTTTGAGATTGTTAAGGCCGACAAAAATGATGATGGCACTTTAATGGTTTACGGCAAGGCAACAGATGATTCTTTAGACATTGACCAACAAATCTGTGACCCAACTTGGTTAGATGATGCAATGCCAGAGTGGTTTAAGTCAGGTGGCAATATCCGTGAGCAACACAGCAACATTGCAGCAGGTGTAGCAAAAGAATATGAGAAGAAGAAAGACGGACATTACATACACGCCCTTGTTGTAGATCCAGTTTCAGTTAAGAAGGTAGATACAGGCGTACTAAAAGGTTTCTCTATTGGAATTAAAAACCCACGCGTAGTCCGCGATCAGAAGGCAGCCAACGGGCGCATTATCGCTGGCAAGATTGTTGAAGTTAGCCTGGTAGATAGACCCGCTAACCCAAATTGCCAATTAGTTTTGGCTAAATCTGCTGAGGGCCAGAGTAATTTATTCAAGGTAGAAGAATTAATTGAGAAGGAAGAAAAGAAACCAGATTACGCAAGCATCAATACTGGTGGAGAAGGATCAGAGCCATCAGATAAAGAGTTATACAACCGCGTAAAGAATGAGGCTAAAGCAAAGTTTGATGTTTACCCATCTGCGGTAGCAAATGCCTGGGTAGTCCGCGAATACAAGAAACGCGGTGGAACTTACAAAAAGAAAACAGACAAAGGGGTAGATACCCTAGAATTACCTTACATAACTGAAGGAGAAGCCATGAGCAATCTTGTTGATGACATTATGGATTTATCTAAGTCCTATGCTGGTGGTGACTTACTAAAGTTTGATAGAAATACTTATGACAATGCAAGACAAGCCTTAGCGCAACTCATTGCCATAGAAGCACAAGAAATGAATGAGGGAAGTAATGAAGAATCTTCTCTTACACACCTAATAGCCGCAGTCCATCACCTTTTTGCTTGGTATCAGGGTGAGGAAGCAGAAGGAGAAACAATGGAAAATGAAGATATAGAAATGGCGGCGGGTTCAAAGAAGATGAACATGCAACCAACTAAAGGCGAATCTAAAGATGACTTTATGAAACGCTGCAAAACAAAAGGCATGAACGATAAAGAAGCCGCGATTTGTGCTGATAAATATTACAAAGATGCACACAAAGTTTTTGGTGATGATGATGACATGGATAAGAAGAAAAAAGAATCCATGAAATCTACTGATGCAGAAGCAACAGAGCCAACAGAGGTTGCAGAAGTAACAGAAGAAGCACCTGTTGTTGAGGAAACAAAAGAAGAAGCACCAGCAGTTGAAGAAACTCCTGCTGAACAAGTTTCTGAGGAAAAAATATCTTCAGAAGAAGTAGAAGCCATAGTAGAACAGGCAATAAAGAGCGCAACACAGTCAATTAAAACAGAGATTGCTTCTCTAGTATCCGCAAAAGAGGCGGCACTGAGCAAAGCAGTAAGTTTAGAATCTGAGTTGGCAATTGCTAAATCTCTTGCGGTGGCTGGTGGTCCAAAACGAACAGGTACATCAGTGGCACAAGCCAATGATTTGTTAGTTAAGGCCGCTACCTACAAAGCGAAAGCACAAGCAACAACCGATCCCGTACTTGCCAAGGGTTACAAGCAATTAGCAGATGAATTTTTTGCTAAAGCAAGCAATCCAGACGCAACTAAATAACAATCTCTGAAAGGAATAACATGTCGCTTACAGCGCCTAAAGCGGTTGATCTATTTGGTGATACAACACCAGTAGAAGCCGCACAACGCATGGAAGAATTTACTTCTGAATTAGGTAAATCACTTTCTAACTCAACAAGTGTGCCTGGTCAGGCTCCAGCAGCAGACCCAATGGCACAGTTAGAGGCACTTGCAGCAAGCAAGTCACTAACAGCAGAAGCATCAGCAGGGTTACAAAATGCACTTGCCGCACAACGCATGGCAATGCAAGATATTCAAAAAGAAATAACCCTTACATCTCCACTTAGCACATCTTTTGCAGCCTTTGACTTGGAGGCTCCATCAAAGATGCTAACACCTCGCCCAACACCACTACGCAATAGAATCCCGCGTAAAAAAGGTGTCGGTACTTCACACCGTGTAAAGAGAATTACTGGTTACACAGGTACAGGTACAGGCGGACAAGGACAAATCTGGCCAGGTATCACAGAATCCACAACCAATACATTTGGTGCAATTAATTTTGAGCGTGGACCTCAGATCTCCTACACAGCAGATGATTTAATCCTGCCTTACAACTCATACTCACTATCAGATAGCGTTTCATTTGATGCTAACTTCTCAGGTCTTGGCTACCAAGATCTACGCCAACTATCATCAACTTCTACCCTATACGCAACAATGCTTATGGAAGAAAGAATGATGTTGATGGCTCGCGGAACAGCATCAGGTTACTCAGGCGCACTTGCTCAGGTAACTAGCGTAGTAACTGCTTCTCCAGTTGCAGCAACAGGTCAAACTGCTCTTGCCTCAGGAACTTATTATGTTGCAGTAACCGCAGACGCAGGTATCTCAGGTAACGGTTTCGGTGAATCTATTGCTTCTGCAATCGGTTCTGAAACAGTTGTTACTGGTGATGTTCTTGAAATTACATTCCCAGCAGTTACAGGCGCACTTGGTTACAACATTTATGTTGGAACTTCAACTGGTCTTGCTAACTTGAAGTATCAAGGAACAGTTAAGGGCGCATTAAAGGCAGTTATCAATGGTGCAAGCGCAACTTCACTATTGGCTAACAACTTCGCG